AGCTAAGAAAATAATTTTATTTGTATTTTTGCAACAAGTTTCGCCTGGTATTTTTTAATTTTTGCAACAAGTTTCGCCTGGTATTTTTTAATTTTTGCAACAAGTTTTATGTCATGTAAAAAATTAAAAAAGTTGGATTATATACCATATATAATGTATATCACAATACCAAACCTTGTATAAACCAATTATCATGTATATCATATTCTGTATTTTAAAATAATATCCCAGTGTATAGTATAAAAATGAAATCCAGGCTGAATCCGGTTGTTAAATGGATCAGAAGAAATATTATGTCGATGACATATCGAACCGAAAAGGTAACAGTTTTACGAGACTGGAAACTTGCAGTATTGAATATGTTTCTCCAGTTATGCGTAATATCATGGGTCATATATTCATTATTTGACCAAAAAACATATATCGAAAGCGAGGTACCAACGGGTGTAGTAAGCTCATGGGGTTTAGGTGGAACGGATTATACAAATAAACAGGTAAGTATATACAACGGATCATCATCTTTTTGTGACAACCTTGGAGTATATGCGTTTAACTACTCGACAGATTGGTATTACAAAGTACCAATTTGTGTATATTATGCGGGTGCAGAATTGATTTCAAAATTACCATCTGGCGATGTCATGTTTTTTACTACACATATTGCACAAACACTCAAACAGAGATACACGGTACCAGATACAGGGTGTTTGAAAGAACCAAATGGTATAGAGGAATGTGTCATGGAAATGGATCAATGTATACACTCCATGTCAGCCAACTTCCTGGCCACGGGTATAGAAGATAGCATTTTCGCCTTCAACCATTATTATGACTCTTCCGTAGATTCCGGTCCCAAACCTTTAACATATATCCGAAAACCAGGTTCAGATGAAAATTTGTATACATTCGAAGAAGGTAGTTCCGTACGTTTAAAAATGTCTGAATGGTTAGATATAGCGGGTATTGATCTCGATAAACCATTAAACGAACAGGTATCTGAAGGTGCGGCGACACAAGTATCGGGATTTAATGGAGCTGGGCAGGATATTGATAATTACCCATACGTAAGAACAAGTGGTGTAAGATTGAATATTAAAATTAAATATCATAATTATCACTTACACACGGATAAAACGAATATAGGTAGAAAAGATATATATGCCATAGTTAATGTTGAACCAAAATTAGGGTGGTTTTCAAAAGGTAATGAAATATACTATAAACAATTACCAAACACCACAATTTTTGATATAAATAATCCTGTTAATTTAACAACGGGTCAACCTAACGGTATATATACAGACTTCTACAGGTATGGTATTTTAATTGATATTCAACAAAGTGGTTTAGTGGGTGAAGTGAATTACGTATTTGTTCTACTTCAATTGACTTCAGGTTTGGTTCTTTTGGGTGTTGCATCATCGATTGTAGGATTTGTCGCAAAGTTCCTATTAGGTGACATATCTCCAGTTTATAAAAGTATAATACAAGAAGAATTTGACCCTGTTAATGAGGCCGCTCAATATGCCGCACAAGCGTGTGTAGCATCTAAAGTTTTCAAGGAAGCAGATGAAGATGGTAAAGGTGATTTAGACTTCGAGGAACTTAGAAAACTCGTCAAAAACTGTTTCGCGAAAACTTACGAAAGCGTACAAGAAGATAACAATAGTACAGATAGTGATGATACAGACTCATTCTCCCATGACGATGTTACTGCAATGACATACTACTTAATGCGTGCGGCGGATACAAAACTTAACGAACGTATTCTATACAAAACCGAGAAAACGTTAGACGAATTAAAAGATTCGGTAATTACATTACACGAGTGGCAGGAATTGTGTGTTGCAGGTGTTTTAGAACGTAAGAAAATGCAAAAGATAATAAATCTCAATCCATTTGTTCAAGATATAAAACACAATATTGTTAATCAAAAAAAAGAAGAAAAAGTTAAAATACAAGATAGAGTTAAAAAAATATTTGAAAAAAAGTAAGTTATATCTAAATGATACCTAAATGATATCTGTTTAAAAAGTTAGTATTTTTTAAACACGTATCTATCATTATTTTATTATTCATCCTCATCTACCATATCCGCCCACGACTTACCCTTAATTTGAGTTTTAAGAACCGTATCATCGTCATCTTCACACATAGATTCATTCTCTATAACTTCAAGAAGGCGTTCTTCTATACTTTTACCACCAACATTAACTTCCTCGTACTCTGTATTTATAAGATCAGGGTCTGTAACGTCGCCGTGTGTATCACACAATTCACAGGGTTCGGTAGGAATCTCACCGGGTAAGTGGTTATGTTTTGGTGGATCGGGTTTTTTAGAAACGCTTTTCTTACCACCACTTTTTGATTTTAATTTGGGTTTCAGTTTAGGTCGAGGTCGTGTACCACCATTGGATTGTGAAGACTGGTTTGGGGTTTCGTTATCATTATTATTGTCTTCCGCATAATCGTTTACACACACATTTTCGGGTGGTAGTGTAACCGTTTTATTTGCGTGCATCTTACACGTATTCGTACCATCCAAACATCCTTTTTTACATCTACTACCTTTAGCAGTTAACGCCGTACATTGATTTTTAATACCAACGTTCCGTTTTGGGTCGTCTTGTTTAGAAACAGTTAATGCATCTAATTTATCGTGAAGCAGTTTATTATCTTCACGAAGTGCCTTAACTTCACGCAAAAGCTCTAAAAGAAGTGTATTTGTATCCATTTTGGGTTCGTTCTTCTCAATAACAAATGTTTTTAATTTTTATATAAATTCTACTTTAACTTAAGTTCTAAACAACACTTTATTTATAATAAATTTATGTTTATTATAAATAAAGTTAAAAGAAAAAATATTTTTTGTGTGCATGTAAACAATAGCTAATTATTATCAAAATCTTCATCTTCCTGACCTGCAATTGTTCGTACGTATGGTTTATTAGGTTTTGACACACTATCCATATATCTAATTCTATTTCTTAACCCTCTACTGTGTTCGCCATAGCCATCTCCAATCATCGCCGGGTTGTCTTTTTTCATTTTTTTATAATGTGGAAAGGGGGAAAAGCCCGTGTGTCTAACTGGACCCCATTTAGGTGCATTATTCTTTAAATTGGCGTCACACCCGTGGCCTTTATACCGTTCTTCTGGTTTGGTATTCATAACGCAATCTAACATGTACCCTTCTTCTGCCATGTCTAGTGTAAAATATTCGAGGTGGAATGCTTCCTTCTTATTCTCTTGTGCACTACCCTTACTATACCCCATATAAAAGTCTTTACCATCTTTATTAAACATGAAACGCGTAGGTTTGGCAGTAGTGCTATTATCAGTAGTAACAGCTCCACCATTAAAATAATTCTTCTTTTTCAGTTTAGATTTAATAGTACTTGGTGGATCTACAAACTTAAATTCTTGTGCGTTATCTTCATTACTCGTAAGCCAAACCATTTCTGGTGTTGTGATAGTAGACGCAGATATCTTTTTTATGTAATAATCTGTCTCCGCCGCCAGTACTTGTGGTTCTATGTCACCTACTACACTCGTAGTACTACCAGTTGCGTCATAATAAGCACCCGCCTCTGCCCTCCTATTATCGTCGAGAATAACTTGAAATTTATAACCCTGTTTTTCAGTCCCTGTAGGGACCGCCCCTTCAAAAATCTTAATTTGGTCCATGGAAAACATGTGACCAATCCTACGATAACACTTATCGGCATCAGATTTCCAGTCCCACTGAAAATATACCTCAGTACCCGCAAGAGCCTCGTCTTTACTCATGCCAGATGTAAATGCACCTTTCGATTTTGGTTTATACGTTTGTGAACTCGGTTCGAATAATTCCAAGGATAACCGTAATTGGTCTTCTGATATAACAAGTTCTATAGGTCCTTGACCAGAAGCAGGTAAAAGTGTACCTGTTACAGTGTCACTTATCTTATACGTAATCGTGAATGTATTTGTACCCACCAGGTTTACACTGGTACCACCAGACGTCTTTTTATTATCAAACATGTGTGAAATAAGAGTATCGCCAGAACGATTAATAAAATATTTTTTATTATCTTCAATTTCAGTGGTACCATCCGCACCGAATTTATTAATAACGTCTTTGTTTACCTCCGTTGTACCAACTTTGTGTGTTAAAGTAATCTGTTTAACATCTTGGAAACCCCCTTTATTTTTCCATTTTAATGTAGCTGTGATGTTATTAGATAAATTAGCAAAATCGTACCCATCATCTTCTCCTGCGTATTCCGTATACGGTTCGGTATATGCTTCCGCGTACTCCTCCTTTTTAACAGATTCATCTGGATTAATAATCTGTTCTATTTCTTGCATTTCTGCAACTGGTAAAGAAGGTTCTTCTTCTCCTGGACTTGGTTGGTTTGAAATATCATCTGGTTTTTTTCGTATAAAAAACCAATACACTAAAAAAGATACTACCGCAACAATGAGAAAAATAAATGTATTGTTACTTCTCATTTATACGTTATTAAGATTTTATTATTACCTGTTTTACATCTATTTAATCTAGATTTTGTATCATTCCATAAGTGCTTGTTACCTGTTTGTATTCACTATTAACATACGTTATTCATGGAAACATTGTCGCTTCTAATATAGTCCTCAGTTCCGCTATCCACGTTACGCAGTTCAAATGCATGCCACCCCTCACTTAACTCTTGTTCTGTCATTGTATCCAGTGTTTTTAAACTTAAATAACCAGTTGTTGGATTGGTAACCAAATATGCATCGACAGTACTTTTTAAATCGTCAGTACCGCGTGTATTATCAGGATTTTCTTTTTGAGCGTCTGTCATACTCGCCCACGACGTTTTAGTTTTTCTATTACAGTCTGATACTCTGAATGCGTAATATTTTGTATCATCACCAGTATCACCTTTCGTATACTGATCCTCAACCATTTTAAATGTAGTACAGTATGATCCATCGACGCATCCTTGATTTAGTTTTTCAACATCTTCCACGCAAGTAAGTGCCACGTTCGTAACCCCTCCTGTTGAATATGTAAAATTAACAGCAATATGCTTTTTCTTATAGTTACAATAAAGCTGAAACGCGTTTTTATCGGTTGTTTCGTACCCCCTTTTTTTATTACATATTTGTTTCATAGCCTTATCCAGACGCAAATAATGGTAGTCATATCTACTTGTGTCAAAGTTCCACACGGCATGCCCGTATGCTGTTTTAGTATCTTTATTTCCAAATTTTCTTGTGTTTTTAGATAAAAGGTATACAAGGTTCTCAGATACAGCACTTGATGTTTCTACACCACCCGCGCCAGACGGTTTGACTTTACGTTCCGTCTTTGCAACCGCGTCCAAGGTTAACGAAAGGTCCTCTATTGAAAACGTATCGGTAAGTGTTGTTTTTTTACCATTCTCGTCTTCTGTGAGTATTGCTGATCCACCATCGGTTAATGTATACCGTATACTATACGTGTTTTTACCCAAAACACTGTATGCAGTATTACCACCATCACTACCAGACATGTTTGTTACCGTGTAAGTTAATCCAGATTCAAAATTTTTAAAATAGTCTTCATTAGCTGTAATTACGGTACCATTGGTATTGTATCTTTCAATAACGTGATCGTAAATCGTCTCATTATTCTCATCGTCTACTATCACTCGTCGTATCGTTATTTTTGTCGTATTATTAAAACCGGCTTTATTATCCCACGTAAGTTTTACTGTTACATTTCCAGATAATTCCGCCCAACTCGTATCGTCTGCGTATTCCGTATACGCTTCTGGTTCGTCTGCGTCTTTATCAGGTTTAAAAGTAACCACGGCTTCGCCCATAGTCGCACTCGGAGTTTCGGTCGATGATGGTGTTGGTGCTGGTGTTTTTACGGTCTTTTTCCTGATAAAAAACCAATATACTAAAAAAGATACTATCGCAACAACGAGAAAAATAAATGTATTGTTACTTCTCATTTATACGTTATTAAGATTTTAATTATTAAATATTTAATTAAAATTGGTTCATTTCCATAAAATCATCGTTTGATGTTAAACCACCCGTTGCAACGACATTGTTACCCTTATAAAATTTTATACCTGTATACTCTTCTCCTACGATAGTTTCATCAGATGCAACCGCCGGCCATTGTGTTACTACTCTAATACCACCACCTCTTGCAAACTCCTGTATACCAGGCAACACTGTATTATCAGTTTGACTCCATAAATTATCTTTTTCATTACCAGTTGTCTTCCAGGTTTTATCAGATTGGCCTTTTATTGGGTTTATATTATCAAAACCTTGCCATATACCATCTGAATTATACCAACCTACCTGGAAAGTTACCATTAGCTTATCGTTAATTTTTTTACTAATTAGTTTAAAAATAGGTGGTACACTCCCTTTATTAGCACCTTTACCGTATTCAGTCAGTCCCCATACTTTATTAAAAGGTATTATACCGGTACGAAGGGCACCATACCTACAAAAGTCTTCTTTACCTTCATTTAAACCGTCTTGACAAGATGCGGGATTGGAATTATTATTCTTACAATACCAAAAAAAGTTATCAATCCCTTCTGGTTTAATTTTCCATAATTCTTTTTTTTCATTCTGATCTCCCCAACCGTTTCCACTACCGAGATCAGCGCCTATGAGATTACCTCTGTATTCCTGGTCGCAGAACATCGGCTCTGTCGTTTGCCAACTTTTCCCGGTATCCCCAAAGAATCCTTCGTGTGTGCTGTTATCATCACTTTCCACTGCACCATTCTGTTTATATACAAACTCTTTAACTAAATTTTGATTTCCGACATCCATGTAATACATTTGGTAACCTGGGAATTCTGTACTACCACCTACTTCTGTATTTTTGTTAGATAATATACTAATACATACACTATCGCCACACACGTTGGCGTTGGAGTCAGAAATAGTGTATTGACTAGATGGACTACCTTTTGTCATGTATAAATACAACATACCATCTTCATTTATACTATGTTCATCAAATTTACCATAAATAATTTTAAATTCGGGTTTTCTATACTTAATAATCCAAAGCGCTGATTCTAATTTATTCATATCCGCCTGAATAGAAAAATAATCAATCAGTGTTACTTTTTTATCAGTTTTATCGTAACCCAAAACTTTCGTCGTGTCTGATGCAAGTGAAAAAATCGTACGTTTAGTAGTAGCGCTACTCGATATATCGTCTATAAAGTTTTCGACATAAAATTTAGTTCTTTTACTGGTTCCAGATTCCCAAGAAAGTTTGGTACCGTTCCAAAACAAATACTTAAACACGTCTTTGTTTGATGTTCCTTTATTCGTTTTTGCTTTTATATAAATTACGTTCGTTTTATCCGTTGGTTCTAATTCCGTTTCTAAACCAGCGGTATAATCGGGGGTACCATCTTTTGTAAACGGCATGTGGTTAAGAGATGCAAACGTTTTCGGGCTAAGAATATACAAGGGGTTTTCTACAATAGCCGTATCCTTTACGAAACCACTAGCTTTTGCAGTAAATACAAAATTCTTTGCTTCTACCAATTCCATGGTTAAGTTTAATTGGTCTTCAGTAACATTACATACCTCACACGGATTACTCGCATCATCTGGAGAAGGTGATGTGTATAGAGTATACACTTTAGTTGTATTATCTCTATCATACGCCTTCAAAACCATTTTGTGTACTCCTCTGAAATCTTTTTTGTCTTCCTTTTTTTGAAAATCCATGTTACTAAATGTAACTTCGTTTTTCTCAAAATTTTTTAATTCTTTTGGCAATTTACCTTCACTGTCAGGTTCGTACGTAATTTTTTTAAGGAGTACATCATTGGTAGTACCCTTTTTTTTAAGAAACCATTCGAGTGTAACCTTATTAATCGATTCAAAACCAGCTTTATTATTCCACACAAATTTAAATTTAACGTTATTGGATAATCTGTGAAAAGTAGACTGGTATTCTGTAGTGTCTACGACTTCGTCTGCTTCTGCGTATTCCGTATACTCCTCTGTATTACTCTCCCCTCTTTCACGTGGTAAAAGACTCTTCGTTATACTTTCAACTTCGACCTGAGGACCTCTATTTCGATTACTTTGTTGGTTGTCTGCTGGTAATTTCTTATCGCGTGACCAATATTTATAGAGTATATAAACTACCACGACTGAAAAAATAATAATAAAAACTGAACTCAGTTCCATTTATACTCTATTGAGATTTTATTATTAAATATTTATTCAAAAAATGTGAATATTAGTTTTCGAGTGCATACGAAAAATTATATTTATCTTTATTTTCGTCATTTGTCTCATTGACGATCATTTCAACGCCTTCTTCACTTTTATCATAACCAATTCCTACATCTTTAGTATTTACAAAAGCCCAATCGATACTTTTATATTCAGGTTCGGTTAGGGTAGCATCGATTTTCTTCGCGTAAATTCTATTATCGTTACGTTCAGAGTCTGATGATGTATGATTAGTCGTGACCAAAAACCTTCTAGCCTCGCCAGTAACATTAGCCTCTACCAATTGGATATTATATATGTTTACATCAATTTCCTTATTATCTGATATTGTCAATTTTTTTGTATCCTTTTTAAAGAGTTTAAATTTACTCGCATTCGTACTCGCTTTTTCAAGTGTCCACCCCAAGGTCGAATCATCGTTTATCTTAACGTAGAATTCACCACCTTCCTCATTAGCTGGTGTCCAATGTTGTGCTACATGTGATTCTAAGGACCTATAAGGATTGGTAAATCTAGTACTTTTTATATGAAAACTACGTAAACCAATACGACCCTCGTAATCATTAGCAGAATTGTTGTATTTACTGACATAATGGGGAGTTTGTTTTTCTTGGGGTAACATATTAGTAACCTCATCAAGCCCGAAATCCTTATGATTCAAAATGTGTAACCTTTGTGTAGCAGCGGTACTAGCAGTACATGCCCCATTTTTACAAGTATAGTCTTTTACTAAAGTGTTAGAAGGTATAAACTTGGTTTTTGTTACAACAATATTGAATTCTTCTGTATCACCAGCGGCCCTAAACATAACACCTCTTTGGGCTTGTACCCGTTTTTTAAACATGGGGTCGTTTATAAAACCGTCCAATAATGTATCTCTGTCCCAATAGTTAGTAAAAACGTGTACGTTTGCATTTTTATCATAATAAGTGTTCCAACCACTATTAGAGTAGTCATTTGTACTAATTCTTAATACACTTGTGTCTGGAAAAAGTTCTGAAGTCCCTATGTTACCCAAATCACGTCGTCCACCTATTTTTATTTTTTTCTCATCGTCTGTTGTTTGAAAGGGTCCCGGTATAACGTAAAACGATTCTTTCACGATATCCGTAGAAACTTGGATATCTTTGTAAGCAGGTTTAATACTTCTCGTATCAGTCGCTGTCATTGAAAGTGTTAAATCCAAATCGTTATCCGTAACATCAGTACCCTCGAAAGTTTCCGGTACTAAATGACCTTTTGTTGTACCGATAACATATTCGATACGCATGTGTGTTCGCCCCACAACGCTATAAGCGGTATCGTTGCTCTTCTTATTCCCAAACTTAATCTTATACCCGTCTTTAAAACTAGTAAACATATTGGCGGCGTCACCGGTTTTTTTAATGGATGCGTAAGTATCCCCGTATGTTATCATAGTTGCAGGAACCTCCGTTTCGATACCTTCGTCGTTTTTGTAAAACGCTTGCATTTTCGTAGGGTAAAGTGCTGTTTTGGACGTATTACGGTCCCCGTAAGATTTATTATCTGTTGGTGGTTGTTCACTATCAACGTATCTATAAAATCTAAGTTCGTCAACCGTTCCAAAACCTTCACGGTTACCCCATCCTAGATATAAAACGATATTCCCCGATAGATCTTTTTGATCCTCACCCGACAAAAATTCCGTATACCCCTCCGTCATATACCCTTCCTCTTCGTTGGAACTATTCGGGTTAAGTTCAAGAATAGTTTCGTCGATTTCTATTCTTGGAGCGTCGGCCGATGATCTGTTTGGTGCAGGTGCGACATCACTACCACCCTGGTATTTTTTGTAAAGCATATACACAATAAGTATAGCAACAATAATAAATAAAATAATACTTACGTTCATACTAAGTTTTACGTTTATATAATATTTTATTTATTACATTTTTTTTATATTTAATTCGTACCCGTGTTAATTCTTTTAATCGCATATCCATTGGGTTTGTCCATTAATTGTGACCCTCTCAGCAAAACCAGTTGTACCTGTTTCGCGCATACAATACTTTACATCGTACCCCGGTGTGTCCGAATTTACAATATCCATTACCTGTAATTTTATACTCGTCATGGGCCCCCTTGGGTATAAAAATTCAGCCGTGTCGCCATCCTTAACTATAACCTCGTTCCACTTATTTATTAAACCATTTGTTAACATGTTAGATTTACAATCCTTACCGTTTCCGGATTTTGGTGTAGTAATCTTATATTTAACCGTACTCGTTTGTTCAGCACCATCGTTCCATACAGCGTTTGAACTTGGAATTTCCCACTTACCAACACAATCAATATTAGGCTCTACACTTTGTTTATTAGAACTAGTTCTAGAACTAGAACTAGAACTAGAACTAGAACTAGAACTAGAACTAGAACTAGGAACTAGTTGACGGTGGTTTAGCTAATACAATTTTAGAGTTTACACTCCACGGATGATCGCTTTTATTTCTTCTTATGAAATGATCCCAATTTTTTGTCTTAGAAGTAACGACATTGTCCTTACATTTTTTTGGATCGCCATCATTAAGTCTTTCATTCATCGCGAGAGCATTTTCGCCGTGTAGTACACACGTGTTCCTTAACTGAGGTACCCCGTTTTCTGGTAAACCGTGATAAGTCTTGTAGCTTCTGAAGTCTACATCTGGATTGACTTCGAGAGAGTTCTGTTGATAATTTGGTGTGTCTTTATTATATTCGGAAAAGTAATCAGCACCCGAACAATCATCCTGTAATGAACATTTTTTCAAACAATCGTCTAAAGTAAAATTAGTCCATTGTATTCTAGGAGTTCCACCACACATTTTTTTCCTTTTTTCGTAAAAATATGAATCCCCCACGCTATTTGCTATGTCCATGTGTTTATAAAGTGAATTATCTGTGTTCAAATCCAAACCATCAATTTCACTGATCGGTATCTTTTTTGTTTGATTACACATCGGAATCTTACACGAAGTATCCGGGTCCAATTGTTCTACTTTATTACACAAATTACTCGAACCAGGTGTATGCGTATGCGTTGGACAACTTAAACTTTTAACGGATACAGCATTAAACATTGGGGGAAGAGTTATTGGTGTCAAATCTTGAAAAAAACAATCGTTTCTAAGTTGACAGTCTACCTCTTTTGTCTTACCCTTATTCTCACATTTACCATCTCTAAGCGATTCTTTATTAACCTGATATTTCAATGTCTGTAAACCTGGACCACATTGTTTACTACACGAAGTCGATTGAACCCATTCCCCTATACAATCTTTACCTGGAACATCTTTACAGGCATCCGATTCACCTACTACAGGGTCGTCACAGTTTACTGAATTAGGAGCTGGTGGAAGTTCTGGGAAAGTACGTGCTACGCATGGTTGTGTGTTACAGGCTTTACTTTCAAAACTATACATTCGTTGTAAACACGGTTTACCACCCGCGTAAGCATTTGATACCACTTTATACATTCTATGTTTATAACCACCACCGCACGTTCTCGTACACGGGGACCAGTCAGCCCAACACCCTCGACAATCGTTAGGCTTTTCCCCTTCAATTTCACTACCCGGTGGACACTGTGGCCCAAACCACGAGTCGGGTGTTTGGTAATTAGGATTCCAATTACTTGTTCCACATGCTTCGGTACTTGAGCAGTCGTAAAGTTTGGGGTCAATATAACCGTGAGAATATGGACAGGCATTACCACCTAATGCTTGTCCTATTACATGTTGATATCGTTTCTGTTTTTTACCAGCACCACAGAATGAATCGCACTTACTATCCACCCATTCACCTACACAGTCTTGTTTTGTAGCTTCTGGTGCTGGTGGTTCTGGTGGACAAAATTGAGTATTACACGTTTTATTATCTAATTGTCCGTCTACTGCTTCACATGATTTACCGTTACCTTCCTTTTCTGTTTCAATGGTATACTTTCTCCTTTGAAAACCACCACCACACGCTTTTGAACAATCTCCCCAATCACTCCAAGAACCTATACAGTCCACACCTATAAACTTGGTTGGTATTTCTATACTATCTCCAATAGGTGTATTAGTATTACTAACACTGGTTACGTTAACTGAAAAATCAGATTCTTTAAATTGTAAATCTATAGTTGTTGCCAAATTAGTCTCACTTCTTTCGTTATAATAAACGTAAAGTTTATTCGTACCTGTAAAAATTTTTTTATCGACATCTGTATTTTTTAATAATTCTATAGAAACGTCGTTAAAATCCTTAAGATTTTTGGGTGTTGAATCTTCGACCTTTATTATTTCTGATCCATCGCTATATTTTAAAACCAAAATCCATTTTGTTACTATACCTTCTACATTTACACGATTTTTCCACTTAATATCTAGTTTGTTAAATGTAGGATACCCTTCTTTGGTATTACCACGCACACTATAAATTACCACGGAAAGTAATAATAATGATACGAGAAACAAAACAATTCTATCGTGTTTCATTTTCTATATGCAGATATTTTTTCCTGGTAAAGTTTATTTTTTTTGTTTATCGATAGAATGTTTTTTAGTTTTAAAGTGTAAAGTACAATACTTCTCCCCCTGTAGACATCGTCGTGTACACTTTATACCTTTCTTGGTAACGTGCGAACACTCAAGTTTGGGTTCGAGAACCTTTTTGGGTATTTTTTTAGGTACGGGTTTAGAATTTTCAACTAAACTTCTAAGTTTTGTAATTTCCAAATCCTGGGATTCAACTCGTTCTCTAATATATTTCAATTCGTTCGTAACTTTAATCAGTATCTGGCGATCACGATTTTTTATTTCGTTTATGAGTGATATTATATCTTCCATATTCTAATATTAAAAAATATTTATATACTATAAAAATGAATACACGTCCTGTAACAACCGTTCTATCAGAAGCTGTTTTAATAGGTTTTATTTTACAGTTTATTTTTTGGGTCATGAAAACGTATGTATATAAGGGTACAGGGTCGCTTATTATATCAGGTGCTTTAGTACATTTATTTTTTGAATATTCACCTTTCGGTAACATTAATGAAAAATGGTGTAAAATAATATTTAATTAAAAGTTTGGCCATCCCATTTGAAATAACAAATTAGATAATTCGTTCTCTTTACACTGATTATATACGATATCATTATTCGTCTCTTCTTTTATGCAATCGATTTCTTCGTTATAATCATTTATATAAGACTTATAAAAGGCTTTTTCTTCACCAACATTGTGACCAGCATCTAAAAGAGCGCCAATTGTATATCTTCTAAGAGTTATTCCAAGTTCTCTAGCTGCTTTTCTAACAGCTGCTTTTCTAACAGTAGATGTAATATTTTTCCTATGTTTTAATCCTCTCATTTTTTTATAAAGTTCTTCTATTATTGATGTTGTTGCGTAATAAACGTATTCTATTTCGTTTATATTCATATGACTCCAATTATCTCTATCAACTTCGAGTCGTTCGTTTATTTCAGAATCTGGATCGTATACAGTTTCACTATCATCATCCGATGAAGAATAAATATTACCAGGTACACGAATTGGATCTATGTTCACTTGTATAAATTCACCCGGGTTTAAGGGTAAAGGTGGTACACTATCGTATAAAGTAATGTCATTTTCGTTAAACTCACCCGGAAAAGGAGGTAACCGTGGAACTGGTGAAAATGGTGGTAGTGGTACATCTAACCTATTCGTATAAAAATCATCGGGTTCAGAATCCGTAGTTTCGTATGTATTATTCAATACTACGTGGATATTCTTCATATGATTACACATTTTAAGATAATCACCCTCGGATAATATTTCCGAATTCAAATCTATGATTTGCATTAAAGAAACAAGATCATCCATTTTTAAATTAAATATATAATAATTTTTTTAAACTTATATTATAAAAGAACTATTATTTTTTAATTCCTTTCAGAAGTAATAAAGCTTGTACAGCTTCACCTATTTCTTTATGTTTTAAACAAAATCCGTTCTTACCAGCTCTACAGTAACAATTCTCGTAAGAACAATTTGGTCGCATAATTAATTTATATTTTTACATTTTTAAAACTCACTTAGGTTTTTATATTATATCATTTCGTCGTCATCCTCAATTTCTAAAGTTTTTTTCAATATAACGTCTTCATTTTCTAACGCGTGTTTTACCATATCATACGATACAGATAAAATCGCAATTTTATATACAAAAAAACTAAACATTGTTGTCATATAATTAAAATCAAAAGGCATATTTTCGTAATTCCATACAGATTCAAACACAGAAACAGATAAAGGAATGACAAATTGATTTTTAAAAATATAATTATTGTTCTCTAAATTATCAACGTACTTATACAACATGCTCACATATAAAGTAGACGCACCTACACCAACCATGGATGATAAACCATTAACAGGACCATGACTTAAGAAAGAATACGACGTTATAATTGCTCCATATTTTATAGTATCTTTATAAATTCTATTTTTCATATTTTCATATTCTTTCATACTTTCTTGTCTTTTTTCCTCTGAAAATACAACTTTTTTATATGATTTATTTAAAAAAGGTTTTATAGTTAACATAACTGTTTTTATAAATAAAAGCTTTTCTTTTTATATTTGTAAGATCTAGGAATATCTATCACAATAAGTTCACCACTTTCGTTATGTGAATATAAACGATCATAAATTATATCTGTTTTTTCATCGTAATGTTTAAATGGTTTATCCATTTCAACTTCTTCTTTTTTTATATAATAATAGTCGTTTGTAATAACACGACGTAAAGTATTTAATATATTGAAACTATAATTAGAAATAGAAGAAAACATTTTTTATTATTTGTTAGTATCTATATACCCCTTATATTCTTTTTCCAATGTTTTTTTCTTAGTTTTTACTTTTTTAAAAAAACGTTTAAACGTTCTAAAAATATTAAATACGTTTGTATCTTCAATATCTTCTACGTATGATCTGTAATATTCTGGAAAGTTTACAAGGAAACGAATTATATAATGAATACTATTTATTAAATCTAATATAAAACACAAAAATACATCCAATACTAAAAATAATAGCTCTTTGATTTTATCAAACGGAAAAACTTTATATACAGCTACTGGATAAAGCCACCAAGTCATATGTATGTTTAAGAATCTTTTTTTTATCTATAGTTACTACAAGATGGTTTCACTCCAGGAGTTACCTAAAAAAGTACAGTATATATCAGTAGATTCAAATTTTGTTACGGGTACAAATAATACATTCTCTGTAGACCTTAACCTTACTTCAAATACACACGTATCTGACATAAGTAAAGTCATTGGTTTAAAGGTCGTTGATTTTTACGTTACACAAGTCGGGGGTTCGGGTTCAGGTACAGGGAATGGTGCAAAATACATCGACATAATATGCGAAGATATACCAAAAATCGCCCAAATACTCGACGAACGTAAGGGACAAATACTTACACGCATGGCCCTAGAAAGACAATTCGACGGGAATGCTCAACATAAAATGCATGATAAACAGTGGAAAGGTTTTAATAGACCTACCATTCTATTTAATCCGATATCAATAAAAAAGCTTAATTTTGAACTATACGAATTACAAGGAGATGGAGATTACGTAACTTTACAACCCGATTCTAACTGGTTTATGACATTAGAAGTAACAACAATAGACGTTAAAGAAAAACCCATAAACAGGGAAATACAGATATTGTCTGCTTTAGAAAAACTTATCGGGAAAATCGATGAATTAAACGTAAACGTTAAACGACTTCCGGATAAATACGATATCGAAAAAATGGAAAAAGAAAAAAAGAAATACCCATTTAAATATCTATTCCTTTTACTAACTATACTCGTAGGTTGGTTTGTATTTTATAAAAATAAAATAGCACCAAATCCTGTTATTTAAAGTTATTTCTTAGTAGTTGGCTTTTTCTTAGCTGGAGCTGGGGTTGGAGCTGGGGTTGGAGCTGGAGCTGGGGTTGGAGCTGGAGCTGGGGTTGGAGCTGGGGTTGGAGCTGGGGTTGGAGCTGGGGTTGGAGCTGGAGTCTCTTTTTTCTTAACTGGCGTCGATGCCTTTTTCTTTGGTGCATCAATCGCATCAGCTAATTCTTTCAAAATTTCACATATTAAATTAATATTCAATTTTGGTTTTTCTAATTGTTTGGCAATTTTTTCTCTGATAGAGTCCATGGTTATAATATATATAAAGGCAAGATAATCTTTATACATATGTTATTCATTGGTCCAACACTTATCAGTGGTATAGGTCAACACGCGAATAAATATATGGATCTTTTTCCTGGAAGTATTTATAAATATATACACGATGATATACCAGATTGTGAAAATGGATTTTTATTTGCGTTACCTATACAAACATGGTTTGATAAAATACCAGAAATAAAAAGAAAAGTAAAAAAATTGATATGTATGACTGTATGTGAAACGGAAACTGTACACGAAGATTACGGTAAATTGTTTAAACTATTTGATAAAATCGCCGTACCGAGTCATTTTTGCAAAAAAATATTTTCGAAACAGTTTCCTGATACAGAATTCTACGTCATTCACGCCCATATACCTTATAAACGCCCTTACACTTTCTACCACATAGGAAACATAAGCGATCCAAGGAAAAACTTTAATAAAATTCTAGAAACATTTGTTCGATTAAATAAACCAGACGCGCGTCTCGTTATTAAGGCGACGTGTAATAACAGTGTAAATATACCAATACCAAACGTGGAAGTTATAAATGGTCTAGTAAATGACGAAGAAATGGAAAAAATACACGCACGATGTGATTGTTATGTGAATTTTTCAAGTTCGGAAGGTGTTGGTATGGGTGCAGTAGAAGCAGCACTACGTAACAAACCTGTAATCATTACAGATTACGGGGGTGCACCCGAATATATAAAAACGCCGTATTTAATAGATTGTGAAAGAGAATGTATAAAAAAAGACGATTTTCTATTTAAATCTGGTATGGAATGGGGTAAACCGAACGAAAATCAACTTCGTGAATTTATGGAAGATGCGTATACCAAGAAAATACGATATACGGAACACCCAGAAACACATGAATTAACAAAAAAAGAAAACGTTCTAAAAGAATTCAAAGAATTTTAAATTTATACGTATTCGTCGCTTATGTAATTTGATAAATAAACTATTAAACCAGTTAAAATTGTTGCATAAACTAAAAACCCCTTTTGCGTAATCATCATAGCAATTGTCTCGTCTATAGGTTTAACATTGGTTGGTTTCTTTAAAACATCAGTGGATATATAAGATATGATTAAATATAAGGCCATAGCAATTATGACCGGCCTGAGTGTACCTTCTTCTAACATATTTATATATACACTATATTATTTTTTACTATGTTTTTTACAATAACCACCACAAACAGCTTTGAATTTACAGTTTGTTTTTGATAATGTTAGTGCTTGGCATAAAACATTATTTTCTTTCGTAACTGATTTTTTGTCTTTAGTATTGTTAAGTTTTAAATAATCAATAACTTCAATTTTCTGATTATTCTTCTTATTCATAAATTTTTGTTTAGATAAATTCATTTTGTATAAACTTTGAGCAAATTTTTCATCTTTATTCATCCTCTTCGCTGTTTCCAAACATTCTTCGTACGTTTTAATTGTTGGTATAATTTTACTATTGGAATAACATTGTTTTTCTTTGCCTTTTTTTACATAAGTGTAAAAACATTTATTAGACGTCGACGTTACCATTTTCGTATCTATTTAAATAAATATTTGAAATAGTAATCACTAAGGTTATAACGGTACCCCAATTTTCAAAATTGTATAAAATATAATAAATTAAATAATCAAATACACCAATAGTCGTGGTATAAATGGTTGATCTATCTGATTATAATACATAAAAGGATAAACCGATTATTTTTTATGTATCTTATACACAGTGGGTTTTGTTATGAATGCAAAAACCCTTTGTACCCTTATATTAAATGTCATAAAAGAGAAGAAAAATACATGATAAGAGCATACAAAAAAATTAACCCTATATTTTTATCAAATAATGATATATTTATAAAATCCTATAATTTAAAAGCAGAACGTATATGTTATTCGTGTTATCGTAATAATAATAAATGTATTTTTAAATTATTAAAAAAACGAGAATGTGGTATAATTAAAAATATACAACCCTTATCTACATCTCTAACAAGTAATGAAATATTATTATGGTTTTCAAAATTGTTAAAATATACAGAAAAAAATAGCTTAAGTAATATAACAATATAATATAAATATAGTAAAAATTATGTCTGAAAATATACAAAAATTATCACACGTTGAACATATTTTAAAGAGACCAGATTCTTACGTAGGTCCAGTTTCTAAAGTAAAAGAAAAATATTGGATACTCGATGATGTAAACGAAAATATTTTTAAAAAAGAAAACGTAACGTATTCTCCGGCATTATTAAAAATATTTGATGAAATACTCGTAAACGCAATAGACAGGAATTCACTTTATCCCAAAAAAGTCACGACAATAACCGTTAACATAGATATAAATAAGGGTGCAGTAAGTATAGAAAATAATGGTCCTTTAGGTGGTATATGCATAAAAATGCATAAAAAAGAAAATATATGGAACCCAGAATTAACTTTTGGTCATTTATTAACGAGTACAAATTACGACGATAACCAAAAAAGAGTCGTAGGTGGTAGAAATGGATACGGTGCAAAACTAACAAATATATACTCTTCAAAATTTAAAGTAGAAATAAATGATCACGAAAATAAATTAAAATATGAACAGTTATGGACAGAAAATATGAAAAATTGTGAAGAACCTAAAATAAAAAAATTTTCGGGTGCATCTTCTAGTGTGCGTGTATCTTTTATACCCGATTGGAAACAGTTTAGTATGAAAAAAATGGAAAATGATATTTTTAAAATATTTGAAAAACGCGTACACGATGCAAACGCTTGTACAAGCTTAAATTGTAAAGTTAAATTTCAAAACGAATCTCTTCCAAAATATCCATTCAATAATTACACTAAAATGCATTCAAATACGGATGAAATTGTATATTTCAATTCAGAAAGGTGGTCTGTGTGTGTAACGCCTACGGATGATGGTTTCCAACAGGTATCTTATGTAAATGGTGTATGTACAACTAAGGGAGGTACACACGTCGACCACGTAACCAATATAATATCAAATGGTATAATGAATGAATTATCAAAACAAATAAAACTTAGACCTCACCAAATAAAAAATGCATATAACATATTCATAAAATCAACTTTAGAAAATCCGTCTTTTAGTAGTCAAGTTAAATCCGAGTGTACCTTAAAACAACAAAATTTTGGAAGTAAATTTGACCCACCTCCATCTTTTATAAAAAATATTTTAAAAACATCCATAAAAAACGATTTACTCGCTCTTTCAAAATTCAAGGATATGAAAGATTTGAAAAAAACGGATGGTACTAGAAAAAATAAAATAACAGGTATACCAAAATTAGAAGATGCTAATAAGGCAGGAACATCACAATCTTCTAAATGCACACTCATAGTTACCGAGGGTGATTCAGCAAAAACACTTGCTGTTTCTGGTTTATCTGTAGTAGGTCGAGATCATTATGGTGTATTTCCTCTCAGAGGTAAATGTAAAAATGTGAGAGATGCAAGTGTAAAACAAATCACAGAAAATAAAGAATTCAGTGACTTGAAAAAAATTTTAGGTCTACAACAGGGAAAAATATACCATTCTCTTTCCGATTTGAGATACGGAAAACTAATGATAATGACAGATGCTGATAACGATGGAAGTCATATCAAGGGTCTCATATTAAACATGATACATTACTTTTGGCCAAGTTTACTCAGTTTAAATTTTGTTGTAAGTATGATTACTCCGATAATAAAGGCAACAAAAGGAAACGCAATAAAATCGTTCTATACAGATTCATCTTATAGAAATTGGTATGGTGAAGGAAAACCTGGTTGGAAAATCAAATATTATAAGGGTTTAGGAACATCAACATCTGCAGAAGCAAAAGAATATTTCAGAAAGATATCAGAACTGACAGTTCAATTTAAAACGGATCCACTTATGGACGAATCTATCGAATTAGCGTTCGACAAGAAGAAAACAGATGAAAGAAAAAAATGGCTATTGGAAAATACAGAAAAAAATCCAAACGATCTCGAAATAAAATATGGAAATATAGGAAATTTACATATTTCTGAATTTATTCATAAGGATCTCGTTAATTTTAGTCTATCAGATTTAAAAAGGTCTATAGCACATATATCAGATGGTTTAAAACCGTCACAAAGAAAAGTATTACATGCATGTTTTGTAAAAAATTTAACAAACGAAATGAAAGTTGCACAGTTAGCAGCTTACGTATCCGAAAAAACATCTTATCACCACGGTGAAGTATCTTTAGCAGATACAATTGTAAAATTAGCACACGATTTTATAGGTTCAAATAATATAAATTTATTAGAACCATGTGGTCAGTTCGGTACGCGTCTTATGGGAGGAAAAGATGCAAGTCAGACTCGTTATATATTTACAAAATTAACGAAAGATGCTCGTTATTTATTTGATTCTAGAGACGACCCTGTTTTAAATTATTTAAATGACGATGGAAAACAAATAGAACCCGAATTTTTTGTACCTATATTACCAACTATTCTCATAAATGGATCAGAAGGTATTGGTACAGGGTTTAGTTCGTATATACCATCGTTTAATCCACGCGACATAAAAAATAATATAGAAAGAGTACTTTCAGGTCAAAGTATACAAAAAATGAAACCTTGGTTCAGTAAATTTAAGGGTCGTATTTTTGAAGATGAAAATGATTCATGGATAGCAGAAGGTATATGGTCAAAAGTAGGAAACGATATACACGTCACTGAGTTACCACCAGGTAGATGGACACAAGATTATAAAGAATATTTAGACACACTCATCGAAAAAAAGACCATAAATAATTATACAAATAACAGCACAACAGAAGATGTTAACTTTTTAATATCCGGATACAGCGGAGAAAATTTACTAAAAGATTTTAAACTCCAAAAGACATTTCGAACGAGTAACATGCATTTATTTCACCCAGAAAAGGGTATATTTAAATATACAAACCCAGAACATATATTAGCAGATTTTGTAGAAATACGAATGAAAATATACAAAAAAAGAAAAATTCACTTATTGGATGTATTAAAACATAAATCAATAAGGTTACAAAATACTTGCAAATTTATAAATATGGTTATTAACAACAAGCTTGTAGTATTTAAAAGGAAAAAACAAGATCTCGAAAACGAAATTTCTAATTTATTTGATAAAATTGATAATTCGTACGATTATTTATTAAATATCAAAACTTATCAATACACACAAGAATCTGTCTTATCTTTATCACAGGAAAACGAAAAAACAAAACAAGAAACTGAAATTCTTAAAAATACACACCATTTGGACATGTGGAAAAAGGATTTAAAAATATATAAATAATAAGTAGTATGTGTGATACAAAAGGTCCAAATACAGGAGCACTTATTTCACTTAACGCATTAGGTAAACAAGATCATTATTTACTTACAGACGATCCAGAACAGTCGCTCTTTAAGTATAAAATAAACAAACACTCAAACTTCTCAAAATACCATAGAAATACCACAGTACAGAAACCAACAATTACAAGTAACACGTCTTGGCCATTCGGTGAGACTATAAAAATAACTATGAATCCTCGAAATATGGGAGATCTATTAAGCAACATGTATATAATGTTAGATCTCCCGGGTGTTTCTTCGGGTGCATTCAATTACGCAGATCAAGTTGGTCGACATTTATTTAAATCTGTAACTATGCGCGTAGACGAATTAGTGATAGAAAAATACCACGACGACTGGGGTATAATATACGATAACCTTTACTTAGACGAATCCGAAAAAAGGACAAAAAGATATACTTTAAACAGGAATTTGGCAGAAAATACGTCTGTACCAGAAATAGGAGGTAACGCAAACAAGGCAATTGCACAATTCAAATCAAAGATATTTGTACCTATACCACTGTTATTTTCTAGAAAATACGAAAGTGATGAATATTACACGAATAAACCAAATAGACCATATTTTCCAACGTGTGCTATGCATAAACAAAAACTAGAATTTGAAATTGAGTTTAATCCCAAAACATTCTTTACAGATGATACTAACCCTATATCGATTAATTCTTTTGATATAATAACAGAAGAAATAACAGTAAGTAAAAACGAAAGAATTTATCTAATGAACGAACCGCAAGTACTCGTAACAGATATCGTAAAAAAACACCCAACAGAAGATAGTGAAATAGGAAAAGATTTAATGAAAATACAATTAGTACCCGAAATACCAGTAAAAACTATATACTGGTTTTTAAGAGAGAAGAGATACGAAGATAGACAAAATGCAAGAGGTGGTGATGGTGATCCAAATAATAACGACGATAACAGAACGTATCTTTTTCATAATAGATACAATTTTTCGAAAACAAATTTATGGACCGTTCAAAATGCGTTTTTTAATCCGGTAATGAAAGAAGCTAAACTATATATTAATGGTGAAGATTTACCAAATATACCTACAATTAAACACGAATATTACAAATATGTCGTCCCATTTACACACAGATTATCTCGCCCAGAAAAAAATATATACAGTTACAGTTTCTCGATGAATCCTATAAACGTGGAGCCATCGGGAAGCCTTGATTTTGGGCAGTTACAATCAAATAAAACATTAATGGAAATAAAATTAATACCTAATCTAACAGATGTTTATGTTTTTAATGCCTATTATGTAGGATATCAAACTTTTAAATTTGAGAATGGATATATATCTCTCGCTTACTAAATAATTGTTTTTTATGTTCTTGTATGTATTTAATTATATTGTTTTTTATACACCATCTGATAAAATTTAACTGTGCAACAGTTGTACTAATTTCATCATTTGTTCCCGGTATATTGTATTGTATTTTTGTAGACCTACAAAAAGGATCAAATAATTTTTTACTGTACCCATCTAAACTCGATTTATATGCGCAATGAACACTAAATAATTTACCATCACTTGTCTCGTAAGATAAATTATTTTTCTTAGAATAATTTGTTATGAACCATTCTAAATTTCTTAGTGAAATACCACTCGTTTTATTTAATATTTGTATAAGTGTAGTTCTATTCTCTGGTGTATGGTAAAAAGTATCTATGGAATGTAGAAGAATATCTGTTTTATTCATTATTACATTAATGTGCTTAAATCTCTAAGTTCAGTTTTAACCATTTTTTCACAAGCTGGACATCCTTCTTTAAACATTGGTGGAAATGGATGATTATGTCTCGTTATGCTATTTTTTATAATAATAGGTTCTTGTAATTTAGATTCATTTTTATGTGATAAACAATATTCAGAACCAGGTGATGCTTTTCTCGTACATAATTCACCACCTTTCTTAATACCTTTACAAAACCCACCGAGATTTGGTAAATCCCTTCTAAGAATTTTTAATGGTATACCATGTATTTTAGATATATCTTCTACATATTTACACATTCTTTCGTGTATTCCCTTTTCTATTTCCTCCTCAACAAGTTTTACAATATGTTCCGATACTTTAGACTTATTCGTCATTTATATTATCACGTTCTTTATTTTTAAGTTTTGTAACTTTAAATAAATCTGTGATGAGTGTTTGTTTAGTCATGTCTATTTCGTGTTTTGTTTTTCTTTTCGGTTTAACGCGATTTATTAATTCACCGAATATTTCTTCCTTTGGATTATCGAAAAGTGGTTCGAGTAAGTCACAAACAGGGTTTAGGAATTTATTTATAAAATAATACACGTAATCAACTGATAAATTGTTTTCTTCGGCATATTTAGGATCTTCTGCTTTTTCATAAGCCTTCGCCTTTGGATTACCAACATCCAAAAGTATATAAGGAACTCTATCACCAGATTGAGGTTCAGAACCAGGTTGTCTTCGTCTCATTTTATCACGAACCTGTACGTGGCATAAATTCAAGGATTTATAAACATCACCAAGTTGTTGAGAAAGAATAAGTTTCTCGTTAGAAACTTCACCTTCTATAAGTTCAATCGCTCTTTTTAGTGCCAATGTTTTTGGTGGAGCTATATCACTACTCTCTAAAACTACATCGAGTAACTCTTTACATACTTCTCTCATATGTGGTGTATTATCTCTTCTTACAAGTTGTAGACCTTTTACATCTATATAATCCATATTCATATTACCGGATTTATCTTTTGTCCAGAGTTTTGCTGCGTATCGTTTTTTTGAATAGAGAAAATAGGGACAGTACACTTTTTCAAGTTCAAGATTATTAGGTGCTTTAAAAAGTTTTGTACATTCATTCGCAGCTCGTTCACCAAGTTCCCAACTATATTCGATCGCTTCTTTACCTTCACGTTTACCGACATCAAATTGAACCATAACAGAATCAGTATCACCGTATCTTACCATTGCACCGGGAAAATTTGATTCTACGTACTCTTTTGTTTCATCTATCATCATTCTACCTTTTCTAGTAACAGTAGACGCTATAGGAACACATGGTAAAATACCTTTTGCTGCACCAGTAAAACCATACACGGAATTCATGGATATTTTATAAGCAAGTTGTTTACCGTTATACATTTGTTTCATAGACCCAGTTGATATAGCCATATCTTTTTTAGCCTGTTTACGAAACTGTTTTAATTCCATTAAAATACTAGGTAATAAACTCGGTACATCTTGTGCAAATTTATAAGAACCAAAAGTTTCATATGTTATACCAGGTACATTTTCATATTTAGGGTCCATAACCATGGTTGAATAACATAAATTGTGTGCCATCATAATAGATGGGTATAGACCCTCGAAATCAAGTGCTGTTATTGGTGTATAATAAGCACCTTTTTGTGCATCCAGAACAGTAGCACCTTCATAACCCTGTGTCATACCTTGACCCCAAAAAAGAGTAGGTATCAGATATCCCATCTCTCTCGCTTTTTTTGATAACTGACTAAAAACTTTTATTTGTTGCCCTCTCTCTACTAAATAACACAGGGGAACCCATGTCGCTTTAGCCATTTCAAGTAAATTAATCAAAATACACAACTTTTCTAAAAGTTTATGTGGTAAAAGTGTATCTTTTATACAGTATTCAGCAACTTCTCTAAGTTTAACAGGGTCACCTTCTACATATCGTGAAAACATTTCTTTCGGAGGCATATCAATTTTATTATCACCAAGGTAATGTTTAGAAACGTTATCGAGTTTATATGAATCAAGTTTATACCCTTTCTTTACCTCGTGAAACAGGTCAAATATGAAGCGACCAGGCATAGGCAAAAGTTTTAAATCGTTTGCACCAAGCGCGCTAGAAGATAACTTTTTATACACAAGATTACATTTATAGTTTTTAAATTTACTCATTTGAAAAAATGTATAATGACATTTATTTATTACCCCTCTCTTAATAATATATTCCAAATCAAACCCAAATATATTCCACCCAGTTATTATATCTATATCATTTTTCATAATATAATTTGTAAAACCCTCGAGCATCTCTTTTTCGGTATCGTAACTAATAATATTACACCCGTGTAAGTCAGGGTCCGTTTTTTTAAAACATAAACACGTTTTGTCGTAAGGTTCGTTTGAATTAATTTCCTGTAAAGATATAGCAATTTGAAAACATGCATCACCAGGTACTTCTGCATCAGGAAATTTACCAGTAGAACTGTTACACTCTATATCCAAAGATGCAACTATAAAAGGTGCCATATTTCTATTTTTGTGTGGTTTGAGGGTTTTCCAATCGTTACAAAAAATATCAATATCTGTATTTGCGATGTTTGAATTTACACATTTATCACCAGAATCTAACCACCCAGTAGATTGAATACCAGTTCTGTGCATTAATCTTAAAACAGGGTCTATATTAGATTCGTAAACTTTCAATTTATATAGGTTATCAGGTAAAGCCCTTCTCAACCTATTTGCAACTTGGCGTCTTAATACCAGATTTTTAAAATGTACTTGCATAAAAGCAGATTTTTCGTTATTTTGAAATCCCCAAACATCTTTAGACTGAATGACGTCATATTTTATAGTAGTATCAGGACACTCCTTACATATTTGTGTATATAAAAGAGCAGCCCCACGATTATCAGTTTTCTGTGGAAGTTTAATAAAAAAGTAAGGATAAAAACTTGTCGTGAGACAGACCGATTTTCCGTCTTCTGTTTTACCAAATATACTAATCAAATGTTCATCGTCAATATCCTTTGATTCCCAGGTGAGCGCCTGAAAAACAACCATCTTACTACGTAATGTATCTAAATTTTTAATATCGTATATTAGTAAAATATGTCAGCTGCTTTGATTGATCTCGTATCTGTCGGTGCCCAAGATGTGTACATCACAGGCGACCCACAAGTCTCTTTTTTTAGACAAAACTATAAACGTCACACAAACTTTTCGATAAAACCAGAACGTATCGACTATGTCGGTACGTTCAAATCGGGTAACGAAGTTTCCATTCCTATCAGATCTAAAGGTGATCTATTGAGTTACGTGTGGATTGAAAATGCCAATATTAATAGTCGTAGTAGCGATGCCTCTATTTTTCAAGAATCGAAATCGTCTCCCGGGTTTGGAGTAGAGGCTGCTTTGCCGATGCCTTCACCAACTGAATTCTCTTTGTGGATTGGTGGTCAAGAAGTGACTAAATTAGATACACTTTTCATTAATACCGTACACAATACGTTATATAATGAATCTTCGGCGAAAGCGTCGTGTGCCATGACGACCCGAGACGGTGGTGATAATGCATCGAATGGGAGTTACATAATCCCATTCTTTTTTAGTGAAGATTGGACGAAATCTTTACCACTTGTCGGTCTTCAATACCACGAAGTTGAAATTCGAATTAAATGTAGAAATGGTCCATTTAGTTTAGGTTCTTCGCCAAAGGTATACGGTTCGTACGTGTATCTCGATACAACCGAACGTGAATTCTTTGCGAATAATGAACATGAAATTCTCATTACACAAACACAATACCAACCAATGTCTGGTTCCGATACGTCAATTGATTTGTCATACTTTAATCACCCAGTAAAGGCCGTTCACATAGCTTCGAATAATAAATCTTCCTTCTTCCCCAATGGTACTGAGTACTTGTTCACGGATGCGTCTATGTTTATTAACGGTGTCCCACTCTTTGAAAATATGACACACGAATACCATAGAAACGTTGTTCCATCGAGACATTGTTCGGTTCTTAACACCACGGTCGATTTGGAAGAAATATATACATGGCCATTTTGTCTTACCATGAACAAGTCTCAACCAACGGGTACCTTGAACTTTTCGAGAATCGATAATGCGAGGATAAATATTAATGGTGGTACAAACGGAGGAGTAAACAGGGAAATGATTCGCGCGTATGCGGTCAACTATAACATTCTCAGGATTAAGAATGGTATGGGTGGTGTCGCTTTTGGTAATTAATTTAATAATTTATACACCAGAAGAACCAAAACCACGCGTTCCTCTTTGCGTCTCCTTTAATTCTTCAACCTCTTCAATAAGAGGGGTTTCACACTTTTCCAAAATTAATTGCGCGATTCTATCGCCTTGTTTAATAACGAAAGTTTCACTCCCGTGATTAAACAAGATAACCTTCAATTCACCAGTATAGTCGGGATCAATAACACCAGCACCCGTTTGGATACCGTGTTTTACAGTTAAACCTGATCTTGGTGCAATTCTACCGTATACACCTATTGGAATAGTTGCACATATACCAGTACCTACTATACCCCTTTCCGATGGTGGTATAATTACTTCTTCTGTACTGTACAAATCATACCCAACCGACCCAGGGGAATGTCTTGTCGGTATAATAGCACATGTATTTAGTTTTTTAATTTTAAGATGTGATAACGTCATTTTATTTAATTACGAATATTATCTTTATACCCTGTTTAAATTCTACATTTTAATGCAGCAAATATAATCCACGCAATAAAAATATCAACAGTGTAATGTTCTCTAGATGCCACAGCAAATAAAGACGAAAAAATAGGCCATATAGGCCACAAAGGTGTACCTATAAAATATGAAGATACTACGTTAAAAGTTGTGTGACCAGAAAACATGTAATCGTTACAAAATCCAAATGGTGGTTTAAATACACATTTATTTACAGATGGGTACGTCGTAACAGAATTACACAACCCTCTAAAAATATACATAAGACCTAATATTTTAAAATATGACTCTGTATTTTTATTACTCCATTTTGGTATACTAAATAATAACGCAATAATTGGTACGAACAGGGCAATATCACCTATTCTGTGATATTTAGATAAGTTAGGGAGAACTTTGTGTCCAATATCATATATTTTATCTTTATTTTGTTTTATTTCGTGACTTCTTTTATACGAAATAAAATACCCTACAAATATGTTAAATGCAAAAGCGAGTAAAGCAAATACTACTAAGTGTAACATAAAATACCCTGAGATAATATATTTGTATAAATAAATGGTAGGTATCAAAAGAAAAGAATTATTCAGAAGAAATTCAGCGCCAATATTTAAAGTTAGAATAAGAGAAAGTTTTTATAAAGATATATCATCAGTAACTTTAGAAAGAATAAAAAAATATATAAACGATAGAAAAACATCGGTCGTTTCTGTATTTTATGACCGCGATAAAAGTTTTAAAACGAGAAAATTAAAAGAAATTATGAACGCTATGAATATAAACAATAAAACACCTATAAATGATAAAATAGCCATACTCATAGGTGTTTATAATTATGCTAAAGATAGTAAAGAACTTGCAAACATTCACAAAAATCACTGTATTGCTGCTTATAAAATAGATGACACTTTATATTGTTTAGATCCGTGGGGGAAAGATACAAAAAATATATCTTTATCTATATTTTATCAATTACAAAAAATAACAAAATGTAAAAATATTTTTATATACCAAGGAAAAAATTTACAACAATTCGATAAAACTGGTGTTTGTGTCGGTTTGTCTTCGAATTTTTTAATGAACATGGGTAAAAGAAAACAAAAAATTGGTTTCGAAACTAAGGATATACCCGTGAATAGAAAAGAATACAGTCGATTATTAAAGAAAAGTCGATATGATGATAATATAAAAATATTTTTAAAGAAAATAATAATAAGAGCACGACATAATTTTTATGATAGATATATGTATTATAAATTATCTAAACAATCTCTAAAAGAAATAGAATCAAATTTATCTAAAAAAACAGTAATACAAAAAATTAAAATGGTTAAATAATACAGACGTTGTAAAAAATAATGAGTCTTAAAATCATAATGGGAAATATGTTTTCTGGTAAAACAACTGAACTTATTCGTCGTTTAAAAAGATATGAAATTATAGGTAAAAAAATACTCGTGTTAAATTCTTCCATAGATACGAGATCTAAAAATCAAGTATTAAAAACACACGATAATATTAACTTTGAATGTATTAAAACAGATGATTTAGAAAATGTCCATTATGATGATAAAGATATTATAGCAATAGATGAAGCACAATTTTTTACTGGTCTTAAGAAATTTGTAGAAAAAGTTTTGAAAAATAATAAAACTATAATTCTTACTGGTTTAGATGGTGATTATAAACAGAGAAAAATAGGTGAAATTATAGATTGTATACCACTCGCGGATAAGGTTTTTAAATTAACAGCTATGTGTATGGATTGTATGGACGGAACACACGGCCCATTTACAAAACGTATAATTAACTGCGATGACACAACTTTAATAGGAGGTAAAGATATGTATAAAGCTGTATGTAGAAAACATTTATACAATTAAAATATTTAATAATACTAAATGAATGCACTCCAGAAAAAAGCACCATTTATGGGTGCTGTATTTACGAACCTAATTTTCCAGGGACTTATCGCATATCAATCTGCAAAAACCGTTATAGAAAACCCAGAATACAAAAATTTTATGGCAAAAAATGCACTTTTTAATTTTATATTATTAATAAGTTTATTCCTCATACTCGTATTTGCAAAACTTGGATTACCAATTAAATTCGTTTTATTTACAATTTGTTCTATCTTAATGGGTGCATACTTATCTCCTGAATCTGATATAAAAGAAGCACTTTTAGAAGTTATTTCTATATTCATAATTATGTTCATATTAGGTATTCTGAGTGTTCAATTTGGTTTTGATTTAAGACCATTTGGTATTATTTTGTGTTTAGGACTTCTAGCACTTATAATATCAAGATTTGTAAGCCCAGGTAAAAAGAAATACGCTAAAATAGGGTCTTTATTATTTGCTTTATTTATTGTTTTTGATACGAACAATATTTTACAAAGAAATTATAACGGTGATTTTATAAATGCGTCGTTAGACTACTTTTTGGATATATTTAATCTACTTCAATACAATTTAAATAACGAATAAAATTTTATTGTAATATAGTAAATGCGAGTTCGTTTAAAAAAAAGTCCTAGATTTGATAAAAAATTCAGGGTTATTTTTGAAAACGGAAAAATAGTTGATTTTGGAGCAAAAGGCTACTCAGACTATACAATACATAAAAATCCATTACGTATGCGTTCATACGTAACACGACACGGTGGATTTGTTCCTCATATAATACAAAAACAAACCGACCCTAAACTAGTTCATAAAAATATGCTTGATGTGACTCGAAGTGATAAAGAAAACTGGACAAAAACAGGTTTTTTTACCGCAGGATTTTGGTCGAGGTGGCTTTTATGGAGTCATCCAGAACTCGAAGGTGCAAAAAAGATTATATCTAAGAAGTTTGATTTATCTTTTCTCTAAGACCACGACGTTTAAGGTTTGCTTTTAAAGCAGTCATTAGATTTGCACGCGGATCTCTTCTAATTGGTACTGGTGGTGCACGTGGTACAGGTGGTGCACGTGTGGCGGGTTGAGAAATTCGTCGAACACGTGGAGCATTTGGTTCCACCGTTCGTAAAAGTGATTTACACGTTCGTATAAGTTTTTTTGAATTTCGAACCTGAATTTCCAAAGCTGGTTGTCGCCGTCTTTGAATTTTCATCTTAAGTTCCTTTTCACTGAGAGGAACGCGTTTTCCTTTAATTTTTTTAGTTACACGAAGACCGAAACGTTTTGCTTCATTTTTTAATAAATCTATCTTCATTTATATTAACCAATAAAATTATATTGACGGATGTAATTTCATGTATCATTTCTTTATCGTGTTGTTTATAATTTTATTTTCTAAATATTAATAATTAAAAAAATTATCCGTTCTGTACATTTTAGTTTGAAAATTACCATTTTGTCCTAAAACAGAAATATTTTCATTACCATATAATTCTGGACATCCTATATCATCCATACAGTCTCTATCGTTAAGTGTTACTGGTAATGGGTATATCTGATCACCTGGTGTGGTTGTATAATAATGATATCTATCTCGTCTTCCTCTAACCTCTTTTCCGTATAGGGGTAAAGTTTCTTCGTCGTTACCAACAAGAACACCCATTTGTTGAACGTGACCAGGTTTATACTTTTTTATTGGAGGAGACCTATATTCCTTTTCAACTGGTATTTGTACTGGGACTTCTACAGGAAATGGGACTTCTATAGTTTCATTTACTTTAACAATTTTTGGATTATATATTTGATACAAAATAACAATTGCAAGTAAAATTATAACAGAAATCATTAATGATTTTTTAGTTTTATTCGTTACTTTCATTTATATAATACAGAGAAGTTATTTTTTCTTATAAAGAGGACTTAAATCAATTCTACCAAGTCTAAACTGAACAATCATCCATAAAGAAAATAAAAGTGATTTTAAAACTTTACTAGCATGTGTATCTTCTAACATATATATAGGTTTCATGATTCTACCAAAAAAAGTTTTATCTTTGCATTCACCTGTCACGACCATTTCTAATTGTGTCAATGCACACGTGTCATCATTTATAGACCAATGAAAAAATATAAAAGGTACTAAAAGAGAATAAAATTCTAAATTTTTCTTATTATTCATAAATGGAACAACTAACATTGTTACAAAAAAAATTAAATGAATGAAGAATATAATATTCATATCTATTAGTATGAATGAAGAAAAGAAACTTCCAAAAATATGGCATCCCCAACAGGAGAAGATACTAAAAGCTTGGGGAGAAGCAGCCGCCTGTTATAGATATATGCACTACCAAGCGTATTGTTCGTATAAAAGTCAAAGTATGAAATTTACAATACCACTTATAATTGTAAGTACAGTTACTGGTACTGCTAACTTTGCACAAGAAACATTTCCGCCGTCTATACAACCCTTCGTACCATCTGCAATTGGTGGTCTAAATTTAATCACAGCCATTGCAACAACTATCATGCAATTTCTTAAAATTAACGAACTCATGGAAGGTCATCGTGTTGCTTCTATACAATACGGTAAAATATCGAGAACTATTAGGCTTGAATTAACACTACCACTTATAGAAAGAACACAAAATGGTACTAATATGATTGAAAATATGCGTGCAGAATACGATCGTTTAATAGAACAATCACCAAACGTACCTAAAAAAATACTCGATAATTTCGAAAAAGAATTTCCAGATGAACAGGACTTTTTCAAGCCAGAAATTATGCATATCCAACCCATAAGCCCTTTCAAAGCTATACAAGAAAATGCGGTTATAACAAAACTTAAAGACGCAATGGGTGGAGTTGCAAAACGAGAACTTAAACAGGAACTTGATGATATACGGGGAGTAAAAAAGACAATTAAAGCTGATATAGAAGGTAAAAAACAACGCGTAAACGAAATTTCAGAATTAAAAGATATGGGCCTCGTTAGTTTAAAAGGTGATTTAATGAACGAATTAAGAAAAAGAACCGAACTCATGGAAGTTGTTACAGAATCACCGAAAGACGATTAACCATGTAAGCTAACATAATAAATAGAGCTAAGTTAAAGAGTGTAATACATATAACATAAGGAAAAACTTTCCTTTTTAAGGGTTCAATAATTCGTTCTTGAAAAGTATCGTTTTCTAAAATAATATCTATAGCCTGATTTGTAAAATCATCTTTATCACCAGACATGGATTCATTTGTTAAAATAACAAAACAAAAAAAGAAAGATACTTTATCGCTACACGACACAGAAATAAATTTATTAAAAAAATATATAAAAGAAAAGAAAAATGTATTTATATGTGGATCTATAGGCGTTGGAAAAAGTTACGTACTAAACAGTATTCTCGATGAATCAAATAGTATAGAAATTTACGATATAAATACACAGAAAAAAACATTTTTTTTCAATGAATTAAAAGAAACAAATTTACACGTATACATAGATAATTACGAAAATGATTTACAATGTAAAAAAATAATAGAAGATATCTCTGAAAATAACCATAAAATTTCACAAGGGTGTTTTATTGTTACTTCAAAAAATGTACATATATTAAATAATTTTACAACACTCATTGTAAAAAAATGCGAACCAGAACAAATAATGAAAATACAATCAAATCACCCAAATACAAACAGGGCAGCTGAAAAATGTTTAGGTAATATTCATAATTATTTTCATTATTTAGATTTTGATAATATAAAAGATTTATTTAGATCACCAAAAGAACTTATTTTAGATATTTTTTATACCGATCGTAACATAGATATATCAGATAGTTTACACGAACATGGGCATATATGGTCTGTAATACACGAAAATTACCCCGATTTTATAGAAGAAAGTTATGAACACGTTATACTATCTATATCAGATGCAGATGTATATGATACATATTTATATGAAGGAATTTGGGAATTTATGTGTTATTTTTCATTACACGCAATAAAGATACCTAAAATGTATTTTACAAAAATAAGAGAAAATAAAGATATAAGACCGGGATCGGTATGGACAAAATATGGAAACCAAAAAATGAGGTATCAAAAAGTAAAAGACATAATATATCGTTCAAATAGAAAAATAAACATAAATGATTTTTATTTATTAAGAGAATATGCAAAAAAGGACGATGTTTCACATTTTAAACATTATAATTTAACACCACAAGATTTTGATTTAATGAATCATCTCGCTTTACATAACAAACTGAAACAGAGAGAAGTCACAAGAATAAAAAAGATGATTAAAGAAGAAATAGGTAATTAATATAAATAAAATGACTGCCGTTAACGCGGTTGAAGAAGATTATAAAATCACTCGCGTTATTGGTAACGAAATTCTATACTATGGTGAAATTACTAGTGATGATATATTAGAATTCATAGAGGAGTTTAAGAGACTCGAAATCCGTCTACTCAAACAAAAGGCTGAACTCATAGGTTACGAACCTCTTATACGAATACATATATGTAGCGGAGGTGGTGATTTATTCGCAGGTCTAAGTGCAATGAACATACTCGAAAAATCACGTGTTAAGGTTATCACGATCGCACAAGGTGAATGTGGGTCAGCGGCAACATTCCTCCTTTTGGGGGGTCACGAACGTCTCATTGGTAAGAATGCACACGTTCTCATACACCAAATATCAACGTCCGGATTTTGGGGAAAATACGAAGAAGTTAAGGATGAAATGCGAATGTGTGATAAACTTATGAATATGGTCAAGAAAACGTACAAAGAAAAAACAAATATCCCAGATAAACAACTTAAGAAACTCATGAAACGTGACATATACTTAGACCCTAGTGAATGTATTAAATACGACGTCGTCCACGCTCTTGACTAATATCGATGTGGCGTTTATAAAGACCAATTATGGTCGCAATTATTAGAAACAAACAAAACGTATTCGCGTTTATTGGTATAACTGTATTTTCTGGAGGTTTGAGTCGTTCCATTCTGCTATAGTCGACGACGGGTATTTTATCCGCCATACTCTACTATACCTGAATAAAAATTTCAATCACAAAAAACACAGTTAGAGATTTTTTTATAGTATTATTTAAATGAAAAGAGTTGCTATTGATATCGACGAAGTTCTCGTCTCGTTCGTTAAACCTATGGCAAAGTTCCGTGGATACAAAATGCCGACCACCCAAAAGTACCCGTACGTCTATAAAGATATGTTCAACATTACCGAAACCCAATCGCGTAACATGGTCCATGATTTTTACGAATCCGAGGCGTTCGCGAAACTTAGACCTATCCCAGGTGTGTGTAAACAAATGGGGTATTTACGCAAACACGCCGATACTATGTATATCGTTACGGGTCGCCAAAGTTACGCGCGTGATCAGACTGAAAAATGGCTCGAGTTCTGGTTCCCCAATACATTCGATGATCTTATCATGACCAATAGTTATACTGATCACGAAATCGAAAAACACGAAATATGTCGAAGTCTTGCCCTCGACTCGATCATAGACGATAGTTTTGACGTGTGTACCAAATGTAACCGTATCGGTATTGATTCGTATAACATTATTGGGTACGGTAACATACGGTACCCGTGGGCTATACAATCGAGTATGCAAAGAGTTTGGGGTTAATACGTATTCAATTTACTTGCAATATCCGTAACTTCCGAATCGGTAC